CCTTTTCGATCCCTCACAGATGGAGTCACTATCCGTGGTAGTGGACAAGATGACACAGCGGGGGGAGCAAATGGGTGTCCATCTCTTCAACTACATACACCCCTGCGTCCTCATCGCCAAAATGAAAGTTGGTGATAAGATCAGAGACCCAGACTTCAACGAAGAGTCGAAAGAGAGTCTGTTTGAGTATCTTTTGGATATGACCAAGTGCTCGATCGCAGCCCGCGCACCAAACCCTATGACCGCTCCCACACCGTGCGTCCCACCAACCCTTGTTGTGAGTTCAGGAAATCCGGCAAGCTCCGTTGTTAATACTGAACAACAGATCGAAGCAGTTGCAGACTCCACATTTCCCGGAATACCCACCGAGTTTTTACCCAGCGGCTTTACCGAAAAGCTACCGGCAAAGGTCTTGGAACGTGCACAAGGGATGGCCGAAGAGCTTTACGGTGGTCTGATGTCGGGCAATCTCTCGCCCACCGAACTTAACTTTGACTACTTGTCACGGATGGGGGAACAAGTGGTTCAGGGGTTGACGGAGCAAGAGATGAGCGATTTTGTGGCGAGCAGCGGCGATATCTTTTCGGGTCTGCAAAACATCGTCGGTTCGAGCGAGATGCAGAGCGTCATGGCGCACAATCCACAAATGTTGGACCAGCTCGGCATGAGTCAAATGATGAAACTCTTGACCGGATTGACGGAAAACGGGCCGGACAAACCACTCTGAACTCTGAACAATAAAATAATACACCTCATATCCCGTCTGTGAGTTCATCTCATCCCAATGGTCGAGGTGTGGAAGATTGCTATAGCGGTCAGATTGTGGCCGTGGCTTACCAGAGTCTTTGGTCCTTGGAAGGGCCTTGGCTTACCAGTTAATATTTCGTCGATGAGCATACGAACGTCACGCTTGGCGACAAAACACAGCACCAAGTACGTGTTGCGGGACGCTTCTCTGTCAGACATTCGTCTTGAGTCTTTGGTTGCGAACGAATGTGTACCATGCTTTGAGTTTTTTCTGAGCGCAAATGTCTGTCGTGGAAAGCGACACGCAAGTGTGCGTGGAGGAGTCAGAAGCGAAACGTGTGTTTTCTGTCATATTTGTACCCCTTGAATAACGATCAGAAGGTTGTGGATAAGGTGGACGGTGTTTTGCATTGCGTACGCGAGGTGGTCGGTGTTTATTCAGTTCCTGCCGGATGGCCCAAAGAATAAATTGTGAGGTGGGTCCAGAATAAATGGGTCCAGTGGGGTGGTCGTTTCTTGAGATTATCGTTGTCATTTGGTGTTCGCAATTCACGATCTTACCATCTTTGGCCTGATCATTGTCAATCACAGCCTGGTCCTGAATTCCGATCTTCAAAGAACTTTCATGTTTTTCTGGATTCTGCGTTTTTGGATCGCCACCAGGTCTCCTGCATCGACGTACCAACCAGCAGAGCATCTTTATCAGAAACAAAAGATATAAACTCACAGCATCTTTAAGGATATTTTAGTATATGTTCTGGTAAGCCAAGGATATGCCGTTGGTCTGACAGCAACATGAAATGACCGCAACGGGTTAAACCGCTCTACGAACCGCAACGGTAAAAATCTGGTAAGCGAAGGGGTTGGGTCCCTTGAAACGCCCGGACATGACCGCAACGGGTTATGAGGCTCGTATAATATTTTTTTGGTCCGTTCCTGTAATCTTAGCACGATCGGACTTTGAAGTTAAAAACAAAGACAACCACATTGTACGTTCAAAACACCACCACATTGGCTCGTTTATAAATAAGAAGACTTCATGTCAAATCCACTGGATTCTTCTCCGACTACGGATGACGAGGAGATTCAGCCGCAAGTAGAACGATATAGTGCGGTTGGGGTCATTCCAGACACCACTCCTGAAAACTCTCCTAAACAGCAGGAAGACTCACCCATGCATCAACAGGAGGAAGACAGAGCCATCATGTTGAATGAACGATCGCGCAAGGTGGGCAGCTACGAGATCTTTTGGTGGACGGAAACATTACCACAGAAACATCTTCAGCTGCTCAAGTCGATAAACAAATATGTGGATAAACGTTTCGTTGAAAATGTGCTCATCCCTCTACTCGAACAGAATTTCGAAGTCTCCCTGCGCTCCTTGGATTGGTTGGTGGTGAACTACGCCAAAAAATACAACATTGTCTATTACGAACCACTGACGTCGACAGACTTGAAGGGAAAAACACCCAGCACCGACGATCTCTGTGACCTCGAGATCGACTGTTGTGATCTCATAAATCTATTCTCGCGTTACCGGGACACCCTGAACGAGTGGAGGAGAAAACGATTCGATCCCTTTCGGAGACGTCAGCGCATCAGATTAACCTGGAAGGACCGTGATTACGAGACAACCATTGGTCAGATCCACTTTTTGTCTTGGGCAGATCGCTTCCACGTTCTCCACTTTGCGAAATGGTACATCACCTCGATCGAAAAAGAGATGAACGATAGTCTGAAACAGTCCCGAAAGGAAAAGCAGATCTGTCACCAGCGGGGGGTGAAACGAAAGCGAAAACAACTTACCAGCCGTCCCAACAGCAAATGCAGGATCTATCCCGTCGCCACACGTGTTCATTTTTCCACTTAATAAACTTCCAGACTTGGCCTATATTTGTATTTTATTCACGAATTTTACATTAAGATTTTTTTTGTTCCTTTTCCACGATAGTTGGGACTGTTGATTGTTGGGAGGGATTTTTACAAGTTTGTGGATGTTTTAAAATCGTGAGCTGTTTTCCTGACTGTTCTCTTCCTCCCGGGGCGCCACGCGAGCTTCCACGCGATCTTCCACGCGATCTTCCGCGATAAGTACCGCGATAAGTGCCGCGATAAGATCGCTGACCCCTCCTTTGGTAATTCTGGTATGAGTGCGCGGCTTTTTGCGTTAGATACTGGTCATATGATTGTAGACGCTTTTCCCAGCTCTGATTATTACGTTCCCTCTGAGAGATCGCCTGACAGCGTTCTCTGATTCTCTTTGCTTCAAAGGCGAGGTAAGTCGAGAGACGACGCAGATTTTCTGTCTTTTCCTCAGTCGAGTTCACCCCAACAACGCACGAGTTCTGAAGTGCATGAGACTCCAAATCTTCAAGGAGGGGGTGGGTTGAGTCCAGGTGGCGTTGGTTTTTAACGTCTTTTTTGCGTTCCTCTTTGTGATCGCACTGATCTTCCTCTTTGTGATCGCACTGATCTTCCTCTTTGTGATCGCACTGATCTTCCTCTTTGTGATCGCACTGATCTTCCTCTTTGTGATCTGGAATGACACCATCTGCAAGATCGTGCCACGGTTTTACTGAAACTTCCATGTCGTCAAGTTCTGAGTCCTTCGAAGGAGAACCAACCAGAGCATCCCGATAGCTCATCTCGGCGTTTGTGTCATTAGCATATTTTGAAATTTCCATACCAACGCGCGACATGGAGAACAGTGATTATCAGGCGTACCAGTAAGTATCAAAAATGTTTTCTCAAAACAGAAAAATTTAAAACCTGTACCAGGGTCGTCAAAGAAATGATCTGTCAACGTGGTTACACTATCGATGAGGACTATCGGGTACAGGATTCAGAATCATTTTTCTTGCGGCGGCTACATAGCGACTTAATCTTGGATGCTCATCGCGGGGTTGTGCAGGTTCAAAAAACAAAAGTTGCTTCAAAAAACGATCGGGTACTAGTTTGGTGGCCAAAGCAACTGAAGGGAGAACGTATCGGCGTGGGACACATCGAGACTTATGTGAAGCAAATGACAAAACTGGACCAAGCTACACACGCAATTGTCATTACCTCGGGCATGACCCACTTTGCCAAAAGAAGGATGTCACAATGTGAGCATAAACAAAAAATACAAAAACAAAAAATTTTTAACCCTTTGACCAACCCTACGCAATTTATCCTAGATCAGGGCGTTTTGGAGTTCGAGCACTTTCTGTCCAGTCAGCTGCTCTTTAATCTGACAAAACATAGTCTTTACGTGCCACATCTGTTGTTAACGGAAGAGGAAACCGATGAACTGTTCAGCAAGTTTCATTGCACCAAGCAACGACTTCCTCTGATCTTCTCCGCTGATCCTGTTGTGAGATTCTTCAACTTCCCAAAAGGATCGGTATTAAAGATCGAAAGAAATCTTGGTAGTCTCAGTTCGCAGTTTATGTACCGTCTCGTTGTGGAATAAAAACACCGTTGAAGCGGAAACAAAAACATTGAGTCTTGTAATAAAGAACAATCAAATAAGAAAAATATTTATAGATCCAAATCCAATTTGTTCGTCATGGACTCTTCGATACTATTTTTTGACAAACATAGCGTTCTCCAGGAGCTGTCGCCGTACAAGAACGACATCCCGAGGCAAAATGTCACCAAGGACCCGGATGAAGTCCGATCTTTTTCGCGAGCGATGATCTCAACCAACAAAAAACTGATAACGTCACCTTCGGTTGGCCAAGTCAAGGCGCAACTACGCAAACTCTATCCCACGTATAAAATCTCCCGGAACAGGTGTAATAACTCCCGGAACACGGATAAGAATTCGAACCCCTACTGGCACCTCAGAGCTACCAAGGAATCTGGTGAAATACGAATGATCACTGTGGTCGAGAACCCAGGGATCGACGAATATGTCTGGGTGATGATGCACGGGGGCACCCCATTTGACAAAGGGTGGTTGAAAATGGGGGGCGACTGGTTGATCTTTCCCAGACCAGAAAAGGGATCGTTGCTGGTGGTCGATCGTGTCAAACTTAACGAACACATAGCACTCAACGTCGTACCCCAGTTCGTGACGGCAGCCAAGGATGCCGTGGGGAAGATATACCGTTTGCCTCGCCGAAACGAAATGAAAACCCTCATCCGGTGGATCGACCTGGAAGAGTTGGGGGTAGATCATGAGGCTGAGTTGTGAGGGTGATATGAGACCCGACGGTTGGTTGTGAGGGTGATGTGAGACCCGACGGTTGAAGGTTTCGGTTAGTTTAAATCAGTAAAAAAGGATTTGTTCATTAAATAAGATAAACCGCCCGATGCAAGATCAAATCAATCTGCAAAGAAACAACGATCCCCTACAATTCAAAACGCACGTCCTATATGTCATTCCGAACAACCGGGTCTGTATCGAAGCCGCCGCGATCGCCGAAAAGCTTAACACCATTTACATCCAGAACGCCTTGGAACTGCCCAGCCACGAAAGACCCACATGGTTGGTCGGGGTGCCCACGATCGTCGATTTGAAACAGAACAATGTCGTGTCTGGAACAGATGCTCTTGAACTTCTGAAAAACAAACTGACCAGCATCCCCCAGTTTGCAAAGGCCTCGTCTGGCATTGGGTTCGAGTTGGAGGGTGGCGGCGGAGCATCGATATTGGACAGCGACTTTGGCGTTTTCCGATCCTCATCGGCCTCATCCTCGGCGGATCTGTACGGAGAGGGTAGACTTCAACAGAATCAAATCGACCAGTATCGCGAGCGAAGGACCAATCAGCAACAGAATCTCAAATCGACGCCTATGGTCCGAAGAATCTAAGGGTCACTCTTTGACTTGTACACCTTTCAATGCCCTTGATGATGAAATAGCCACCGGGGTCCGACCAGGGATCTGTTACAACACCTCGCAGAGCGGCGATTAAAATATCGCCCCTAATAAAAAAGCAAAAGATGAGCGCTTGCCCCACCTACCCCTCATGCCGAAAACAAACACAAGCGGATTGTATCGCCGTCGCACCAGGTAAATGGGAGGTTGGTTCCTTCCTAACACCCAAGGACGGATCCTTCATCGATTACAATACGGAACGAATGACCATCTACGATCCGGACACCCATCTTCGTCTTCCCCAACGGCGTAGCTTTTTATCACCAGAATACTTCAACTCGGGATGCCTCCCCATCTACTGTACGTCATCCGATCGATCGTGCGGGATGAAAAATCAAACACCCGTCCAGTCGAAAGAGACGATCGCCATGTTCGACCAGGCCTTCGCCTCTACCGATCCGTTCATCGGGGCGTACTCCCCTGCTGCGTGCGCTGGAGGGAAGGGTGTCCACAACAGCACTTATGGTCGCCAGATGCCCAACTTTGGGGCTTGAATCGCGATGGCCGCGCAGTGGGAGGCATCACATCTCATACAGCGTGCGGACCCACAATAAGTTGTCCGAAGACTGTGTGTGCCGCACGATCTTTTCAACAATTTCAGACGGAAGATGTTCGAGAAGCGAAAGCCGGACTTGTACCATCTGTAAGTAATGAAGTTTCCGACTTGTCGAGACCATATAGTGAAGACGCTCAGGAACGCTATAGATATTTCGGAGGTTGGGATAACTGGCCAACTCCATAAAAGCTGTTTGGTTGGGAAAAGATCCCATCCGTTTAGTCAAGCTGGTATAATAAAAACACCAACTACTAATTAATCTAGTACTCATTGTTCGTATCATTTTTTATTTGCTCTGCCAGGTTATTTTATTCAAGAGAGAGAGAGGTATTTTTCGAAGACGGAAAAAACAGTTCTTCCGAATATCAGGTTGTATTGTTGGTCCCACCCACCGACGGTACCTGATCGCTCTAGAAAAGTTAGCTAGATTGACACTGCTTTCGCCGTTGATTCGCAACAACTTCACGATCGTCGGCTCCGTCAGCAAAAGGTGATGAGGGGGAACCCAAGTGAAAGAACCCAAATACCATCGAAGATATCGGCTGTCGTTCGTCGGTTCGCCCGTGAGCAACAGACCGAACTTCCGGTTGAATCCATATTTATCACCATCCCGTTCGATCGAAAATTGACAGAGTCTCCTTTGCGCCAAACACTGACCTGCTCTCATCCACGAGGTGCGCATGTGGGTAAGAGGTAGTACCTGCTCCGTGTAAAGATATGAAAAAATGAGCAGCCACAGTTCGACGGGAAGATCGACCATTATTTTTGAATAATGCTATGGTTGAATTGGCAAAGGCGAAAAAAATTGGAAGGATGGAGGCTGTTTTTAAATATTTGTTAGGGTACGCTGTTTTTACAAGAACAAGGGATTTAAGAACCTACAGTTCCTCATATCATAGGTGTCTTCGCTGTCTACCATCTGATTAAAGTTTTGATCCGTGGTTTCTTGCAGTTTTGATCCGTGGTTTCTTGCAGTTTTGTTCCGTGGTTTCTTGCAGTTTTAAACCGTGGTTTCTTGCAGTTTTGAACCGTGGTTTCTTGCAGTTTTGATCCGTGGTTTCTTGCAGTTTTGAACCGTGGTTTCTTGCAGTTTTGAACCGTGGTTTCTTGCAGTTTTGATCCGTGGTTTCTTGCAGTTTTGAACCGTG